GATCCTTATGAGATAATTGGTAATAAACAAAATAGTTTAATTTATTTTTTATTTTACGGGATATTAAAAAATAAGGATAATTTGACTGATTTTGAAAACAAGATTTTGATAAAATCAATTTCAAATAATAATTTAGCCACCAATAATCAGATAAGAACTATATTTAAAGAATATTGGGGAAATTTAATTAGTAATGATTTTGTAAATGCGCAAAATAATATTAAAGAAGATGCATACAAATCTTCATTAATTAAAAATTCAAAAGATAGTGTGGATGTTTTAAAAGCTGTAACTATAACCCCTAGTGAATTTGAGTTTTCATATTCAGTTGTGGAAAATCCGGATAATAATATGAAAGAGGCTTTGTTTAATTTGAATAGTAAGTTAGATTATGATATATCAAATAATAAGACTTGGAATAAAAATAAAAACAACTTTATTTTAGTTAAGAATAAATTATCAAAATAAATGAATTTAAAATATTATAATAGGTATTCACAATTTTCAGTAAATGGTGAGCACAAGACAGTTCCTTATGTTACATTACCTGGCAAAAGTAGTGACAATGTTTATTTTTTTAAGAAAAATATAAGTAGGTTAGACAAGATATCACAACAATATTATCAGACACCTTTCTTTGGTTGGTTGATAATGATTGCAAACCCCCAGTTTGGAGGGTTGGAAAATAATATATATGATGGGGCTATGTTAAAAATACCATACCCATTGGAAACGTCATTATTGGACTATAAAACAGCAATAGAAACACATTTCTTTTATTATGGTAAATGAGCAAGGGGATATTAAAGTCATATATGATTATCAGAATGTAATATATATTGATCCAAATAAAATTGTTAATAGTGATGGTTCTGTTAATGATAGGGGGGTTAAGCCAGAAGATTTTGTTATGTATGCAAATCTTGAAACAAAATTAATACCTAGAACTAAATTATTAATTGGTACAAATATTAAGGATGATATTAGAACAGTATCTTTGGCTAGTATTAATTTTTTAAAACCAAATACTAAGGATGATTTTTTTACATCTAGTTACTATGATGAGTTCACTGGTAAGAATTCTATGAAAAAAGAAGGGGTTAATCAAAAGCAATCTGAAGTTGTTTTTGATGAGAACAGGGCGTATTTTAAAAATGATGCTATTAATGTTCAGGATAACTCTTTGTTTGGTATAAAAAAAATATCAATAAAGACAACATCAGCATTTATCCCAACAGTTACCATAACAATGGAGGATGTCCAGGGCAGGGCTTTATTTAGTTTGGGTAATCAATCGCCTTATTCGGCATTTTTCAATCTACCATACCCCCCATTTTATCTAACAATCAAGGGATACTATGGTAAGGCTGTTAGGTATGAGTTGGTTATGACAAAATTCAATTCAAGATTCAACTCTTCAAGTGGTGATTATTCTGTGGATTTGGAGTTTTTAGGTTACAAATATAATGTTTTGAGTGATATTAGTATAGGTCATTTACTAGCTTGTCCACACATGTACACTAAAAAATATGAAATATCAAGGGAAACTAATACTCAAACACAGACATCAAATAAAATTGATATAAATACAGAACTTGGATATCAAAAGATAATAGAAGTTTATAAAGATTATAAATCAAAAAACTTATTGGATCAAGCATTTCCAGAATTGACATTATCTCAATTGATAAATAAATTGGAGATGTTTGAACAAAATATTTTAAATTCATTAAACAAGGTTCAAGTACAGAAGTTAACAGATGGGAAGAAATATAAATCAAATATTGAACTTTATTATAAGGCAGTTAGAAGTGGGGCTAAATCTTGGTTCAATAAATACATTGATTCAAGGCCAATTATTTTAAAGAGTGATGAGAATAATACATTCAAACCATCAGAGGAAAATCTAGTTTATTCGTTTAAAGATGATATTACTAAAAACCCAACAGAGAATAAGATTGAATTGGCTATTAGTGAGTTGAAAAAAATAATTGATGATTATAATAAGTCTTTATTGGATAATGAAACATTTGGTAAGAATAGAACTCATCCAATAAATAATAATATAAAATATGACTTATTGGTTACTTCTATAACAGAAGACCAAATTGATTGTACTAAAACTTTTGCATCAAGAGGGGGGTTTGTTAGTCCAAACATAGACACTAATGAATATTGTAAGAATATTAGAAACAAAATATTTATTGACTATACTCTGGATGGAGTTAATAAGACCGCACCTTTCTTTGTAATGAACAAGTTTACAAAGGAGATAAATAATATTGAATCAACATTTATACGTGAATACAACAATATTGAGAAAGCATTAAGTCTTGAGTTGGCTAAAAAGGTTGAAAATAAAGAAACTGGAATTGGATTTAGACCAACCATTAAAAATATTATTGCAGTTATTATGGCATCAACAGAAGCCTTTTTGAGGTTGCTTGAGGATGTTCATGAGAATGCTTGGTCTGTGAAAGAAGATTTAGATAGGTTCAATAGTGTCATCAATGATGATAATAATGATATACCAGAGAATGAGAAAATTGTATTTCCTTGGCCACTAGTTTTCTATGAAACAAATAAAGAAAAAGCCAATAAATATGAATTAATATATCCTGGGGACCCTAATATCATACAAACAACAAAAGCCTATTACTACGATAAATGGCCAGAAGTTGAGTTTGTTGAAGAATATCTAAAAGGGTTAGTTAAAAGGTTTGATTCCCCCTCATCTAATGATGTATTAAATAATGATGAGTATATTAATACAAGATTTTGTTTTAATACAAATGAATACCCTTTTACAAATTTACCATATTTTTCTATATCCAATGCGCAATTTCTTTATGAAATTTGGGATAGGCATTTTTATTCCATATATACATCTGGCTTGGGGTCAATACCCCAAACAAGTGATACAACAATTATTGATTTTGTGTCAATAAATGAATTTAAAAATATTAAAACAAGTTTAGAATCAAATTCTATTTTGTTTCTACAAAAATTGCAAAAATATTTAAATTCAGAAGGTGGTCTTGATGGGGACAATTATGGTGATTTATTGTTGCAAATATCAAATGGGGTTTCAGAAAACTACCAAAGGTATTTAGATGGATATTACAACACAAATTACATAAATAATTTGGTATCTTATCCAAGTCAGATATATAACATTGACACCTATACAAAACTAAGTGATAAATTTAGCAACCCAATTATGAATGACTTTGATGTTAATAAAATAGTAGATAAAATTAGACAAGCACCAATAACTAACAATATTAATTGGGTGTATCCATATTCTGATCCAAACTGGGTAGAATCAAATTTAGGTATCAAGGATAATATATTAGATATATACAACACAAAAGATACAATATTGTTTAATACAAGCAGGAATGTTATTACAAACTTTAGAGAGGTAAATGATATAATAAATAATAGGCCATTTAAATATTTTCCAGATGATAGGACTAGAAAAATAACATATGGCGAAATATATCAAGATAATTATTTGGCTAAAAAGAGCATTTCTTTGTTAAACACCCCAATCTTTATCAATGCTATTAGTTCTGGTATAGAGAAATGGAGAGTAAATAATAAGACCCCATTTGTGACAGCATCTTATATTTTTTTAAATTCATTACCATTAGCTAATCTAAATGATTTTTTTATTGACAAAAATACAAATAAAAAAAATGGATTTGTTTTTTCATCTTTTGTTAAATATTCTGCAATACATAAGTTACCTTATGCTTGGATATTAAAATATGGTTCAATATGGCATAGATATAAGACTTATGTGAATAGCAATGTGGATATTCTTGATGAGGTTTGGAAAGATTTTGATTATAAACAAAATTATAATGCAAATCCAGATTTTGTTTACAACGTGAATATGGATATAAAAATTAAATTAAAGGATGATAAAAAAATAAACACAGGGTTTTATCCAAAATTAATAAATGATTACAATGTTTTTGTTAATGGTTTTGATTTGTTTAAGGATTACACCAATGAAGAAATTAGTAATGCGGAAAATAGGGGGGTTAAAATTATAAATACATTAAATTATAGTAATAAAAGTGGTTATACTTTTGACAATTGGGGTGTTCTTGTACCACAAAACATATACGATAGTATTTTCTTTTCAGATTATTGCGAAGATAATCAATTTGATTTAACAGCCAAATATTATACTTTCCCATCATTTAATTCATTTAATCAAGAAACAGAAACAAGTTCATATTCAGAGGACGAATTATTAAAAGTAGCACATAATGGGTCAATTAGATTAATATATGGGGATGATGTTAATACTTTTGATTTTAATGATTTAAAAAAACCAAGTTATAATGAATATTTTAATGTGCAAAAAGACACAGATAACGCATTCACCTTGGGGGATACAAACACAACATATTCAAGTATTGAAGATATATTTGCGGTTTTTGATTATGAAACATTAAATTTATTTGAGAAAGAGTTTTTAGATTTTAGCAAATCAATATACGATATTGATATTGTTGATGATGCTGCCCAAATAAGTTTATTGGGTTTAGATTATCAAGATGAGAATACACAATTTAGAAATTTCCAATTATTGTTTAGACAGTTGATGGAAGTGCCACCTAATTCAACTAAATTAGATTTATATGAATTTTTAACTCAATCAGAAATTTATCAATCAAATAATATAAGAAGAGTTTTATCGAACTTTTTAAATTATGATGTATTGTTTAAATATGGCAATCCAACGCAATATAATCACATAACTTACAATTCATTACTTAACCATATTAGTAATAAGTCATCTATATCTAATCCAGTAAGATTCAATCCTTATGTTAGGAACACATTGCCAAATGAGGTATCTTTATTGGTATCAGAGGCTGCAAATCCAGCAGCCTGGAAAGCACTTAAATTATATGTTGGGTTTTCAACAATAAATGGATTGAAATATGCAGACACCAACTCAGGTATAACTGATTTCTTTATTGAGAATGGTATTGAATTCAATGAGGCTAATGTTATTAGATTTGCACATTTAATTAAAATATACGCAACACAGAAATATAAAAACCCCCAACTAACATCAAATGGGTTTTATGGTATTTTAAAAACAAATCAAGATACGTTAAATTCTTTATTATCCAACACTTTGACAAATACTTTGGATAAAGTTAAAGCGGATATTAGTAATGTTAGTATAGCCCAAGTAAATGTAATTGATACTGCTGTTGATAGTAAATTATCAAAATATGATTTGTATGAAACATTTAAAGCAATAAATGACAAATGGATTTCGGGTTCTGATTTTAGGAGTAGAACTTTATTTGAGGATGTTTTATTCTTGGATAGGGGTTCAAGAAACATTGGTGATTTATATTATGCAGATATATTTGATTTGAAGAAGATTTTTAATGATAGGAATATCAATCTTAATATGCCAGCATTTAATTTCATAGGTGGTTTATTAACAAAGAACAATTTCAATATTTTTCCAATGCCATCTTATGTTAATTTTTATGGCGCGTTATCACCTGGGGATTCAATAAATGATGTTGTGCAAAGTGCAACAGAAGTTGCTAATGATACTTGGGGTTTATTTACTAATGTTGATTATAGAAAATCTGGACCAAAATTGGTTTGTGTTTATTCTGGAAGGGATTCTACAACATTAAAAGGTAATAGGGATTTTAGGTTTCATGATGATTCTTTTGATTGGGATAGGTCGCAAGAAATACCTTTTTTGGAGGATCAAACAAATAAGAGTGATTGGTCGCAATCAAATAAATGTGTTAGTTTTCTTGTTGATGTTGGCGCACAAAATCAAGCAATTTTTTATGGTGTTGATGTTGACCAAAATAATGGTACGGCAACAGCGGAATCAATCCAAATGATTGAAAATATAAGAAATTCAGTTTCAAATAGGGGGGTAGCCACACAGAATAATTCAATGTTCAATTTGTATAAGAATTTAAGTTATACTGCGACAATAAGAAGTATGGGTAATGCGCTTATTCAACCAACTATGTATTTTAAATTACAACATTTACCAATGTTTGAAGGTCCATATTTTATTACAGAAGTTAGTCATGAAATAAATCCAGGTTCGTTCGAAACAATGTTTAAAGGGGTTAGGCAAAGTATTTATTCACCCCCAACAATAGATACATACTTATCTAGTATAAATGAAAACTTACTTACCAAGATACAAAGTCAATTTTCAAAAACAATACAGAGTGATAAGATTGGTCAAGATACCGCAACAAATAATAACCAAGCGTCAAAAACAGTTCCAACAAATAGTAGTGCTTGTGGTAGTTTACTATACACTTCATACGCACAATTCTCACAAAATAATGAGGTTAAGATTGAAACAATCTCATCACAAGAGATGTATAAAGCGATAACAGAAAAAGTTCCAAATGTAAATTATGCTAATTTGATATACAAAATATCATATTTGGCATCTTTTGATGGGAAGAATTTCAAGGCAAACCATTTCAATTTTGGTAATGTTTGGTTGACCTATAATAGGGGTACAATAACAAATTATAATCAAAATATAGAACAGTTTTTCTGTGCTAAAAATTTGGTTACAGATAGTGAAACTCCGTTCGTAATATTCCCATCATTAATTACGTATATTGATTATATGGCTAGGGTTATTGAAAGAGTTTATGGTAAGCTGGATCAATGGAACGTTGCAAATCAAAATGATTCAAAACTAGACCCTACTGTTAATGCTTATGTTATTGATTGGCTATATGGTGAGGATTCGATGCAACAAGTTTTGGCATCTAATACTTATGCTAAATTAAATTCAAATGGTTATTATGATAAATTAAAGTTAAAATTAAAAGATGCTACAAATAGTATAAAAGCAATAAATCCAAAAGCATTTGAAGTGGAGGTTGAAAATGTGGTAAAAACAAATAATTCAATTAGTGGTACTAAAAAAATAAACACCATTGAGGAAGGTTGCGTGTTTACATATAAAGCCCCAAGTGTCAAAACAAATATGCCAATAGGTGAGATAAAAGTTCCATATAATATTGTAATTCAATATAGTGCCAAAAAAATTGAAGAACTATTTTATACTGAAAATGTGGTAAAAGAAATTGATAATGCTTTAATTAAGTTATACGCTTCAAATATTAGTCCAGAAATTGTTAATTTTGATATTGTTGTTAAATCAGGGGCAACTGGATATGATATAACGTTTAAAGCGGACATAATACCTTCAATTGATGTGCCATATACAAGTGTAAGTATATTAGGGTTTAAAAACTCAAGTAAAAAAACAATTGAAGAATTAGATAAAAAAATAAAATCTTCTCAAAATTACAACCCAAACGACAAAATAATTAGCAAAGAAAAAGATATTCCAGAGTATAGTATAGCTTTTTATTATGCTAACTACACAAAATTAAATTTATATCCTAAACTTGAATAGATTATTTCTATAAATCAGATATTTATTATAAAAAAAATAATTATGAACATTACTGGAGAGTTAGACAACTACTTAAATAAAAGTAAAAAATCATTGCTAGATGATGGTTCACATGAAGTTTGTGATTTAATAACAGGAGAATGTTATGTTGTTAAAGAAAAAGATGGATTGATTGAGCGTAATGAAAACCATAAAGTTTCAAATAGAAATGTTAAAGTTAAAACCCAAGGGGGTTTGAAAGAACTTTTAAATGACTAATTTATTAAAATAAAAAAATATGAAAATTGATCAGAAAATATTAAATGAAATTAATCGTTATCACAAGATAAATAATTACATTCTTGAACAGGCTGCACCGCCACCTCCTCCTCCATTAGAGGGTGAAGACCCACTTGCTATGCCAAATGCGCCAGCAACACCCCCAGGCGAGGTATCGCCTATACCACCAACAGCCCCAGGTGGAACTGATCCTTTAAGCACAACTGAACCACAGCCTATTGATGTTACTATGGATGATGATGTTACAGCTATTAATGATGAAGGTGATAGTGAAGAAAATGATGATGAAGGTGGGGGTTCTGAAGAATTAGATATTACAGATTTGGTTACATCCCAAAAATCAATTGAAACTAAGCAAGGGGAGTATTTTGACAATTTATTTGGTCAAATAAATCGTTTAGAAACTAAGTTGTCTGAAATGGATAAGATTTTTGACAAATTGACATCTATGGAAAGGACAATTGAGAAATATAGAGAAAAGACACCTGAAGAGAAATTGGAGTTAAGAACATATGATTCATATCCTTTTAATCAAAAATTATCAGATTTCTTTGATGACAAGAAGGTTGAGATGGAAAAAAGTGGAAAGAATGAATATGTTTTAACTACAGATGATGTTACAGAAATTAATCCAGATGAAATAAAAAATACATTTAATTCGGATGATGAAGAGGATAATATTTTTGATGTAAAAATTTAAGGAAAGGGGTGAATAACCCCTTTTTTTTGCCCAAAACTTTACTATACTTGTATCATTAATAAAACTTAAAAAACATAACTATGGGTGCATTAGATGCCATAATGGCGCAGTACGAGAAAAATCAAAAATCAGGGAAGTCCCAAATGACAGAGGAAGAAAGAATGAAGAGGTATTTTACATTGTTGTTAGGTGATAAAGAATCATCAGGACAAAGACGTATTAGAATCTTACCAACAAAAGATGGTTCATCTCCATTTAAGGAGGGTTGGTTTCATGAGGTTAGAGTAAAAGGTTACACACAGAAATTTTATGACCCAGGTCTAAATGACAACGAGGCATCTCCATTAACAGACATCTACAACAGTTTGAAGTCAACTGGTAGAAAGGAGGATGAGGAAATGGCTAAAGAGTACAGGCCAAGGAAATTTTACGTTTTGAAGGTGATTGATAGAGACCGCGAAGAAGATGGTATTAAGTATTGGAGATTTAAAGACAGTTACAAGAAAGATGGAATATATGACAAGATTATTCCAATTTTTAGAGCAAAAGGTGATATAACTGATATTGATACTGGGCGTGATTTGGTAATTGAATTAGTTAAAACCAAAAATCCAAAAGGTAAAGAGTACACAACTGTGGCAACTATTATGCAAGATGATGCAACTCCATTGTCAACAAATGCAGATACAGTTAAAAAATGGCTTGAAGATGAATCTACTTGGAAGGATGTATATACAAAAAAACCAAAAGAATATTTGGAGGCTATTGGTAGGGGGGAAACTCCACAATGGGACAACAACTTGGGTAAGTTTGTGTATTTAAATTCAACAAGTGATGAGAATTCATTTGGAGGTGGAGCACCTGTTGCAAAAAATGCAACAACTCAACAAACAAGCGTTGTTGTGGAAGATGATTACAGTGATGATGATTTACCATTTTAATTAACCTAAAATAGATTTTTTGCGCAAAGCACCATAAAACAGTACTTTGTGCAAAAAATCTCTCTTCTTAAATCAAAAAAAATATATGGGCGCAATAAAGAAAAAGGCAGCAGCAACTAGCGTTGATGCTATCAAGGAGAAGTTTTCAACAAAAACAAAGTATAAGCCAGAGGATTATTATTCATGTGGTGATGCTTTTTACAATGCTTGTGGTGTTCCTGGTCCAGTAATGGGTGGTATCAATATGTTCTTGGGTCATTCAAATACGAGTAAGACAACAGCAATGATATTGGCGGCAGCTGATGCACAAAAGAAAGGTCACTTACCTATCTTCATTATCACTGAAAAGAAGTGGAATTGGGCTCATGCTGTTGAATTAGGATTGAATGCTGAACTCAATGAGGATGGTGAATGGGATGGTGATTTTATTTTTAACGATTCATTTGATTATATTGAGCAGATGACAGATTTCATTAATGATATTCTGGATGCGCAAGAAAAGGGTGAGTTACCATATTCTGTTTTATTCTTGATTGATAGTATTGGATCCATACCTTGTAAGATGACTTATGATGGTAAGGGTGGTAAGATGCATAATGCAGCGGTTCTTGCTGATAAGGTTGGAATGGGTATTCACTCAAGAATTTCAAAATCAAAGAAAGAGGATTACCCCTACCATAACACAATGGTTGTTATTAATCAACCTTGGGTAGAATTACCAGACTCACCATTTGGGCAACCAACAATCAAGGCAAAAGGTGGCGAGGCTTTATGGTTGGCATCTTCATTAATATTCTTATTTGGAAACCAGAAGAATGCTGGTATTAACCATATTACCGCAACAAAGAATGGCAGAACTGTTTCCTATGCAATTAGGACAAAAGTATCCATATTGAAGAACCACGTTACTGGTATAGCATATAAGGATGGCAAGATATTGGCAGTCCCACAAGGTTATCTACCAGACACAAAGGAGGCTATTGAAAAATATAAGAAAGAATATTCTCAATACTGGAATGGTATTTTATCCGGAGATGGGGACATTACTTTTTCTGAAAAGGAAGAAGAAGACGCAATAATTTTTGAATAAGATGAAGAAAACCCTGCTAATAGATGGAAACAATTTATTTACAATTGGTTTTCATGGAGTTCGTGAATTTTATTCAGAAGGCAAACACATTGGTGGGGTTTTCCATTTTCTAAACACAATTAGGTTGTTTCTTGATAAACATAATCACGATAAAGTTGTTGTGTTTTGGGATGGGGCAGAGAATTCTTTATCAAGAAAAGAAATTTATCCTAAATACAAGGAGAATAGAATAAAGCCTGTTGATGATTACAAATATGAGTCTTATCTCTACCAAAGAGAAAGAGTTAAACAGTACCTTGAGGAAATTTTTGTTAGACAATGTATTGTTGAACAAAACGAAGCAGATGATTTGATTGCCTATTATACAAAAATTGCTACTGATGAAACTATTATAATTTTATCAGGTGACAAAGATTTAACACAGTTGGTTTCTAAAAATGTAACGGTGTTTTCGCCAACATCTAAATCGTATATTAAGAATGGTGATTTAGTTGAATTTAAGGATGTAAAAATACCACATAGCAATATCTTTATTTATAAAGTTATAATTGGTGACAAATCAGATAATATTGATGGGGTTTTAAATTTTGGTGAAAAAAAATTAAAACAATACTTTCCTAATGTCGAAAAAAATGCTTATACTTTGGAACAATTACTAATTGAGGCTAAAGAGCATTACGATGTAAAACCAAACAAATCACTTAGTAATTTAATAAATGGTGTTAGCAAGTCAGGATTATCTGGTGATGAATTTTATGCGATAACAGGTAAAATTATAGATTTGAAAAACCCATTGATAACTAACTTAGGTATTGAAGCTGTGAATGAAGTATATGTTGAAAGCATAGACCCCACGGATAGAAGTTATAAAAATTTAGTTAGATTTATGTCAGAGGATGGGTTCTTTAAATTCTTGCCAAAGAAAGATGATGCTTGGGTTGATTTTGTTAGACCATTTATGAAATTGAGCAGAAAAGAAAAAAAAATTATTAATTAAAAACAAAAAAAACAATGAAACAAACTGATGTAACAAAAGTTGAATTTTTACTTACACTTAATGACAACATTATTGTACAAAGATTTTTGAATGTAAAAAACATTAATCCAAATGTTAAGAAATCTTATGAGTTGTATGAATCTGTAAGGTATTTTGCTGAAGAATTATCTTGGTTTTTGAAGACAAAAGCAGTTCAGTATTTGACTGAAAATCAAACAACAATCACAATGGACCCAGATGTCATGAATACATCCTCAACAGATGGTGCAGAACATTTTAATATTTATATTAAGATAGCTGACCAATTGGTTTCACATAGGATTATTGATGGTAAATTGTATCCACCAAAAGTTAGATACACAGTTGATGTTAGACCTTTCATTAAAGACTATTTAAAAGAGTTAACATCAGTATTAGTTAGTGATAATCTTACTCATGAGTATTTAGAGAAAAATTTATTGTCTAACTAATAAAATTTTAAAAATGTCCAAAAATTTTGATTACTTGGGGCAAACGTTCCAATTGCAGTTAATTAACCAAATAATTTTAGATAAGGAATTTGCTAGGGCTATAATTGATTTTTTAAAAGTTTCCTATTTTGAGAACAAATATTTTAAATTAATCATACAAATGATTAAGGAATATTATTCAAAGTATGATACATCCCCTAACTTTGAAACTTTGGAAGTTATTGCAAAGTCTGAAATAAGCCAAGAGTTAGCATTAAAAATTGTAATTGATACCATTACCAAAGTTAGAAATGCGCCTCTTGATGGTGTTGAAATTGTTCAAGATAAGGCATTAAAATTTTGCAAACAGGAGGAAGTTAAAATTGTTTTAGAGAAGGCTCAAAAAGTTATCAATGAAGGAGATTTTGAATCTTATGACCAACTTGAAGAATTATTAAGATATGCTTTGCAAGTTGGAGTAAAGGAAACGAATGGGTTTGAAGTTTTCAATGATTTGGTAAATGTGTTAGACGAGGATTATAGACACCCCATACCAATGGGCGTAAAGGGTATAGATGTTCTTTTAAAGGGGGGTTTGGCAAAAGGTGAGGTTGGTATTGTATTTGCAGGACCAGGTATCGGTAAATCAACTCTATTGACCTTAATTGCAAACACAGCGTTCAACAATAATTATAATGTGCTTCACATATTTTTTGAGGATAATCCAAAGATTATACAGAGAAAGCATATAACATTGTGGACTAAAATATCCCCAGACGAGTTACCAAATCATAAGGATATTGTTTATGATGTAGTAAATAATATTGAGAAAACGCATACAAATAAGTTGATTTTAAAGAAATTACCATCTGATACATTAACAATGAATCAAATTAAGAATCAAATTAGGAAAGTTATTGCTGATGGGATTAAACTTGATTTGGTTGTATTGGATTATATTGATTGTGTTGTTCCAGATAGACAAGGTAATGATGAATGGAAGAATGAAGGATCAGTCATTAGACACTTTGAGGCTATGTGCCATGAGTTGAATATTGCTGGGTGGTTAGGTACACAAGGTAATAGGGCATCAATCTCTTCTAATGTGGTAACAAATGACCAGATGGGGGGGTCAATAAAGAAAGCCCAGGTTGGACATGTTATCATTAGTATTGCAAAGAGTTTACAACAAAAGGAGATGAATTTGGCAACTGTGGCAATAACTAAATCAAGGATTGGTAAAGATGGTATTGTATTTGAGAATTGTAAGTTTGATAATGAAATGCTTGAAATTGATACCGACACAACATCAACTTTCTTAGGATTTGAGGAGCAACAAGTTGAACGGAAGAAAGAGAGGATAAAGGAATTGTTGGCTAAGAAGAATGATAATTTTTTATGATAAAGATATTTTATAATCAAAAAGTGATACTTTTATTTTTTGTTTTTATATTTATCTTAACCTAATAATATAGAAATGAAAAAGAATATTTTTGAAAAGAGGGTAAATATTTTACCTTATGAATACCCCTCCTTATTGTCGTATAAGGATGCGATTAGACACTCATACTGGATACACTCTGAATTCAATTTCACAACTGATATTGATGATTATAAGACAAAGATATCAAATGAGGAGAGGGAAGTGATTAAAAGGTCAATGTTGGCTATTGCTCAAATTGAGGTAAATGTTAAGACATTCTGGGCTGATCTTTATAAAAGAATGCCTATAACTGAAATTGGTGATGTTGGTATGACATTTGCCGAGAGCGAGGTAAGACATAAGGATGCTTATGCTCAATTATTAAGAATTCTTGGATTGGAGGATGAGTTCCAGACCGTTATTGAAATCCCTGCCATAAAAAATAGAATTAATTATCTAACAAAGTATTTGGATGGGACAAGGAGCAAAGAGAATAAAATGTACACGAAATCTGTATTATTATTTTCATTGTTTATTGAACATGTGAGTTTGTTTAGTCAATTCTTGATTATGATGTCCTTTAATAAGGAGAAAAATCTATTCAAAGGTATTTCAAATGTGGTTGAGGCCACCTCAAAGGAGGAGGAGATTCATGGTAATTTTGGATCAGAACTTATCAACATTATTAAGGAAGAAAATCCAGAATGGTTTGATGAAGAATTTGAAGCATTAGTTGTATCAGCCTGTAATAAAGCATATGCTGCTGAATGTGGAATACTAGATTGGATATTTGAGAATGGTGAATTAAGTTTCCTATCAAAAGATACAATTAAACATTTCATTCAAAATAGATTTAACAATTCGTTGAATAGAATTGGAATGAAGCCAGTATTTGAGGTTGATTTTACAGAGATTGAGAAAACATTATGGTTTGATGTGGAGATTTTATCAACAAAGGAGGGAGATTTCTTTTATAAGAAGCAGATAGATTATAATAAAAAGAGCAAGAGCATAACAGAGGATGACTTATTTTAAAAAACAAATAAAATGAATAAAGAAAAATATTATTGGCTAAATGATGAGAGTAGGCTTTTCTTATCAAGGGGGTATATAAATGAAACTCCCGAACAAAGGATTAAAGATATTGCAAATAAAGCAGAGCAATATTTAAAAATTGATGGGTTTGCTAATAAGTTTGAGGATTATATGGCAAGA